TTACTCTGTCTGATATTACAAGTGCCATTATTTTAACTCTACAGTTAGATTCCCTGCATTAATTCTAAATATATCTCCAGAAGCTATAACCTTACTAGCATCTAAAGCTCCTACAAATAATATGTTACCACTGCTTGATGCGTCAGCAATAATAACATGTGTTATTGTATTAGTTGTTCCACCAGATGCTGGGAACTCAATATTCGCTGCATTGGTTGCTGTTTGTGTGTCTGTTGAGTCTGCACCTATTGTTGTCCAACCAGAAGCAGCTACTTGTTGTCTTGCGTAGTTTGTAAAGGTTGCTTCTGTCACAGAACCTGTTTCTGCTGCACTTACTGCTGTAGCTAATCCTACATAAATACTATCTCCAGGACTAGAAAAACTAAGAGAGTTATTCTTGAATATATAGTGTAATATTCTTCTCTCTAGATAATTGGTTGCTGCATTTGATGTTGCCATTTTTAACTCCTATGTTCTTGGTCTTGATGGTAGACCAACTTTATATCCATCTGTGTTTTCTCTTGCTTCACCTAAGTCTTTTAGTCTTTCTATATAAAAAACGTAATTTTTTTCGTACTGAGCCAAAACATCTGGTTCACCTTTCATATAATAATACGCTTCAATTAATGATCCGTAAAGTAAAGCAAAAGGAGCGTTTGTGCTAATCCAGGTTGTTCCACCATCAGCTCCTGCGGTCAAACTAGCGGGTCTATAATAATAATGTAATTCAACAGTATAATTTGCATCTGGAGTTGGTGCTAAAATAAAGTTAGCTACATCAAACTTAGCATAATATTTAGGTGTGCCTGTTGTTGATGAAGCTGGAGTATACTCTCTTAAAAAATTAACATCTTTCTGCAAAAGAAAATTTTCTGATCCAGACGTTGTTATTTGCAGAGAAAACACACTTAAAAAATCTGATGGTACACTTAAATAAGGATCAGATGATGACATCGCACTCGTAACATTTTTCCTAAAATAATCAAGATCAACACTTTTAAATATTTTTTCTTCTGCGCCTTTTATAAAATTAGGCAGGTTAGTAACAAAAGATGTTTCACTATTGTCTGTGTAATCTTGTATCGCTGTCTTTAATGTTGCTAAAGTAAAACTCATTAATTTGTTATAGTGACAGGTCCTGCCGAAGCAATGCCACCACCTCCCTTTTGTGTTATGGTTGAAGTAGAACCACTATCAAATGTATAATTATTATCATCTGTTTTTGTTATCGTAAAGCCAGTTGCAGATGTAATGACTGAGCCAAGTATATTACCTATAGAGGATACATCTCTAAATCTAACAGTGTCGTTTGATGATCTTCCATGATTAGGTTCATTAACACTTATTGTTGTCGAAGATGATGTAACAGTAAAAGCGTTTAAAGGCAATATGTTAGGAACAGCAGTTTCTGTTCTGTCTGGTCTTGCATTTCTTATAGCTTCTGGATCAGTTGGTATTCTTGGAGGTGTAAGTTGAGGATGTTTTTCTTCATACTCATCTTTGCCAACCAAAGATCCATTCCATTCTTTACGCATATCTTTAATTCTGTACCTAAATCCAGAACGATCTGATAGTCCAAAAGCATGTTTACCAGATGCAAAAGCTCCCATTATCCCACCTTATAATAATTAAGTTGTGGTGTTACAGTAAAACTTGATCTATCCCTATCTTCACCCATAGCTCTTTCAAATTCTTCTTCATAAACTGTTTTTAATAATTGTATTCTATCTGGAGCTTTTTTCATAGATATGTAATATGCTAATCCAGCAGTTAAACAAGGATAAAACCTAAATGGTATTTCCATTGTATTTGTTGCTCCATCAGCATCTTGTATTCTAGTCAAAGCATCATAATAAATGACATCTGTACTGTTTTCAGGTGTGGGCCAAATCTTCAAATTAGGTGTTATTTGTCTATCAAGAAAAAATTGTGTTGGTCTACCAGTAGTTGTTTTAGTTGGTATAGCCAAATAAGTATCTCTACTTACTCTGGACATACTAAAATCTGTTCCACTTCTACGAACAACAGCAGACAATATATCAATAACATCTGTTCCTAAAGAATAATCTGAATCACTTGCTGTTAAGGCTTGTGTTCTTTGTTCTATTGTCCATTGATTTAAACCTCTGTTAGCCCATTCAGCTAACATTATATTCATAGATCTTTTTGCTGTTTGAAGATCATACCCAGTGCGGAGTTCTAAACCACATCTTTCAAATGCCTCTTCTATGTATTCAGCTACGTCAAGCTCAAAATTTGTAGAGTTAGATGTTGTCATTTCTTTTTTCTCCTAAGAGATTTAACTCTTCTTGGTTTACCTGCGGGTTGTCCTATTCTATTCTTCTGACTTATTCTACTTCTTTTTTCTGCTGATGTCATCTCTGATCTAGTTTTAGGTGTTTTAGAACTAACTCTTTTACTAGGTCTGCAATAAGGTGTTCCTCTTTTTTCCCCTTTTTTACGACCACAAGGTTTACCTGTTTTAACGTCTTTCCAATCTTCTTTAAACCATCGTTTAAGATTTAATCCAGATTTTGTTTTACGAACTGCCATTATCTATACTTTGTTACTTTACGTCTGTTACTCATGACGATACCACATCCACGAGCAATATTAGGGTTTTTAGATGATCTTTTCCTTTTGTTCTTCGGAACAGATCCTCCTTTTTTCATTTCAACGACACCACCTTCAGCTTTTTTCTTAGCATTACCATAATTTGCCGCACCAACTTTTCTACATTTTGCGATTGCTCCACTAGCATAAGCACTTGGAAAAACTCTGTAGCGAGCTTTAACTTTTCTGTAACAAGCGTCTTTTGGCATTTTTTTTCACCTTTACTATTTTTTTTATTTTTTTCTTTTTGTTCGGTGGCTTAGATATTTGCCTACTCATTTGAGAACGACCCATAACCATCTAAAATACCTTTTCAAGCACTGCAACAACTATAATGACACCATAAATACCCCATATCCTACTATCCAAAGATTTAAGTTTATCTTGTATTTCTGCATATCGCCTATTGCATTCACTTTCGTGTTTTTCTAATAATTTTAAAACATCTTCTGCTTTCATATTAACACTTCCACCTTCTTCTAGCTTGCCTCAAGCGACTATTAGGATTTTTAGCAGCTTTAGGAAATTGTTTCATTTGACCTGCTGATCTGGCACAATATGACTTACGCCTCTTAGCCGCTGTACTTCCCTTTTTTACTTTGCCTGTCACAGCAGTTTTAAGTTTAGAACCAGGATTGTCTCTACGATATTTAGCGACACCCGCCTTAGTCATTCCCGCACCACTTTTAGTGGAGCGGAAATATTTTTTAGTCTTAGGTGGTTGCTTGTCTTGTTTTCTAGCCATTAGGATAAAAACAAGGTAAGTTTGTTACCACTTCCAGTAAAAGCATGTATATATGCTCCACTTTCAGCTAATACTCCTGCATCTGGAATGTTCAAAGTATGTAACCCAGTTGGAAAACTCTGAACTAATATATCCGATCCACCTGAACCATTTTTAATGGTTAATGCACCAGCAGAATTACCAAAAATTACTATTTGTCTTATCCTTGATCTTGCAGGACCTACAACTGCTGCGTCATCACCTTGATCGTGATTAAAGGCTTTTACGTCAGACCTAACTGCCATGATAACCCCCTATTAAGCTTCGTAACCCATTAATTCAATGAATAACTTACCAGCAGTGTAATCTGCATCTGTTGCAGCACCTGTGGTTAAATATAAAAATTCATCGGCTGCAGGAACACCAGTAAAATAAACTTTACTTCCTAATGTTGCATCACCTGCGTTAACCAATAATGTTTCAGTTAAATCACCGATAGCTCCATCTTCAACACCAGTACCTTCTGTTGCAGAGTGTACGTTAATGTCTGGATCACCACCTGCTGGTGCTTCAAAGCATTCCATACTACCTGTTAAGATTGTACCATTTCTTGCGGCAGTTATTTGACCAATGTGACAAACCAATGCAGTTCCGTTTACACCAATAATATCAGCGCCACCAGTTGATCTTAAACCAGTCAAGTCAATTAAAATTCTTGTTGTGATAATTCCACCAACTCTTTGAACAGAACTTCTGTAGATAGTTCCAGAGCCAGTTGTTATACCAGTTCCAGCTTCTACTGCCATTGTATTCGCATCTAAAGAAGCAAATCCAGCGGATGTAATTGACATTTGAGTTGTTTCTGCTCCTGTACTTGCAGCAGTAGCTATGGATGAGTATCCACCTTCAGAACGTAGGGTTCCTTTAAAAGTTGTATTTGCCATGTAAATCTCCTTGTCGTGGCATTTGTCGAAGTTGATTCTTCGTCAAGGTAATTTAACTATACATAAAAAAAGGGTGACTCGCAAGCCACCCTTTTAATAATCGAACAATTGTTCGTTAAGCTGCGCCTGGTGATCCAAACACACAACGAGGATCAGAGAATCCAAAAGCATATCTTTCTCTTGCTTTATATCTCATATTTCCTGTGTCGAAGTCTGCTTCCATGCTTGTGCTTAATGGTGTTCTTTCAAAATATTTGAAACCATTTGGAGCATCTGTTTTGATGAAAAACGCATCTGTGTCTGTTAAGAAGTGATTAATAACGTAACCTTCTGGTAACATACCCATGTTTTTCATTGCGTTGACATCATTGTCAGCAGTTCCTGGTCTTAGAGTTGACTCTAACAAACGATCAGCAACAAATTGTAGTGCTGGTGGAATGATTAACTTCATACCACGAAGAGCTACAATCATGTTTCTCTCGTCAACAAAATTAGAAATGTCAATTAATGCACTCTCTAATGATGTTTCATTTAAGTCAGCGGCACTTGATGGCTCATTTGAAAATGTTCCACCACCACCTAGAGGATGGTCTGTAGCACAAAGCTCTTTTCCATCACCGCCAGTAAAGCTAGAGCTAAACGCATTGTTTAGCACTGAAGCAGCTTTTACTTGCTTAGTGTGTGCCATTGATCTTGCTAGTGCCTTTGTGTATCTAGCACCAAGACGATCATAGAGATTGTCTTCCATTGCTTCCTCAGTTAATGCGAAAGCTAATGCAACTGTCTCCATTGTATATCTTGATGTATATACTTCGTTTGCACTATCAAAAGATACACCAGCACCCTCTGATTTAGTTGCAGCATTGCCGAAACCACTGATCATTACTTCTTCTTCAAACGCTCTGTCTGAAGATTCAGTATCATAGATTTCTGCATGCTCATTGTCGTAACGGTCATACTCCATGCCAAACAGGGCATTTAGACCAGGTTCTAGTTCTTTAACTAGTTGCGCTCTTGATATAGCCATAATCTAAACTCCCTTATGCTAATCCTGCACCCTTTTGTCCAAATATGTGATTTTGAATCACAACATAGACATTGGTTGCATCTGATGAAACATCGCTATTCTCTGGATCTTGCGAAATATCAATCGCTTTCAGAGGTAAACCAGCAGTAGTTGCACCTGTTGTTACATCTAACTCTGCACCAGAAATACCAGTTACAGTTGAACCTGCTGTGGTATAAACAATGTCAAAGTTACCTAATAAATCTGCAACTGGAAATGCAGCATCAGCTTGGATTTCAAAGATAACGCTTGGGTCATCTATAATGAAAGCCTCAATGTCACTAGCATTTGTGCTTGCAGGGTAAAAGTTGGAAAAAGTCTCTTTTCCAGTTGTAGGGTCTGTATACCTACAACCATTGAACACTCCAACTATTGGAACAGTACCACCATCAGCGTGAATTTCTACGCCTCCGCCAGTGACTTGCATAACCATGTCACCTTGAAATATAGCAGTTCCATAGTTGGCAGCGATTCTATATCGGGATTGTCCTCCAGTATAGGGTGTTCCACCTATTCTTTTAACAGGACGCATTCCGAAAGCAGCATCTTGATTTGCCATTTCTATCTCCTAAAAATTAAAATTATGAGTCAGGTTTCTTGCCACCAAAAGCGACTTGAGACCTTCTCTCTGGTTTAAGCATAGGCATTGCAGCATTTGAATCTCTCATCATATCTCTGTCAATAGCCTCCATTTGATTATTTGTTTTGCTTTGAAAATATTGATTTCTTTGCTCAACAAGTTCATCAGGTATCCGTGCTAACAAAAGACCACCCTGACCGATTACTC